GGGGTTGAGATGGAGGCTGGTGCGATGATGCTGGACGATGGTTCGGCGATCGTGAACCCTGCTCCAGAGGCCGCGGACCAAGAAACATTCTACGCTAACCTTGCAGAACTTTTAGAAGACGGTGAACTAAGTCAAATCTCATCAAGTCTCACAAGTGACTATGACCACGATAAAGATGCTCGTAGTGATTGGTTAAAAACTTATACAGATGGATTAGACTTATTAGGATTTAAATATGAAGATAGAACAAAACCTTTTGCTAACGCATCAGGTGTCACTCATCCTCTCCTTGCAGAAACAGTAACACAATTTCAAGCGCAAGCTTACAAAGAACTACTACCACCAGAAGGACCTGTTCGTACACAAATTGTAGGAGAGATAACTCCTGAGTCAGAAGCACAATCGCAACGTGTTAAAGAATTTATGAACTATCAAATCTCTTATGAGATGGAAGAGTACGATCAAGATTTAGATCAAATGTTATTTCATTTACCGTTAGCCGGAAGTGCCTTCAAAAAAGTTTATTACGATGAAGTTAGAGGAAGAGCAGTTTCTAAATTTGTACCTGCAGAAGAAGTTGTTGTACCTTACGGAACTACAGATTTAAATTCTTGTGAAAGACTTGTGCACGTTGTGAAGATGATGAGCAATGAGTTACGTAAGAAACAGTTCAGTGGACTATATAGAGATATAGATATTCAAACATCTTACGATGATTCTGTATCCGATGCTCAAGATAAATACAACGAATTAGATGGAGTCGATAAGCCTCTCAACGCAGAAGAGATTTCTATTTTAGAATTTCATTGTGACTTAGACATAATTGGCTTTGAAGATAAAGATCAAAAAACAGGAGAGCCTACAGGTATTAGACTTCCTTATGTTGTAACTATTGATGAAGGGTCTGGCAAAGTTTTAGCTATATATAGAAACTACAAAGAAGGTGATCCTCTTCGTAAAAAAATACAATACTTTGTTCATTATAAATTTTTACCGGGTCTTGGATTTTATGGCTTTGGTCTTATTCACATGTTGGGTGGTCTATCAAGAACAGCAACGTCTGCGCTTAGACAGCTTATTGATGCTGGTACTTTATCAAACTTACCTGCAGGTTTTAAAGCGAGAGGACTTAGAGTTAGAGATGACGACCAACCTTTACAGCCAGGTGAGTTCAGAGATGTAGATGCACCAGGTGGCGCTATTCGTGAATCCTTAATGTTGATTCCTTACAAAGAGCCAAGTCAAACTTTATTTGCTCTACTAGGATTTGTTGTAGATGCAGGTAGAAGATTTGCTTCTATTGCAGATAACAAGATGGGCGAAGGTTCACAAGCTAATCCTGTTGGTACTACCATGGCTATCATGGAACGTGGTACAAAAGTTATGAATGCTATTCATAAAAGATTACACCATGGACAAAAGTTAGAGTTTAAATTACTAGCAAAAGTTTTTGCTGAGAGTCTACCACAAGAATATCCTTATGCAGTTCTAGGTGGTAACAGAACAATTAAACAAGCAGACTTTGATGAGAGAGTAGATATCTTACCTGTATCAGATCCAAATATATTCTCTATGTCTCAAAGAGTTACCCTTGCTCAAACGCAATTACAAATGGCAACTTCTAATCCTGAAATGCACAACATGTATGAAGCTTACAGACGTATGTATGATGCATTAGGAGTAAGAGACGTAGATAAATTATTACAAAAACCTGCTCAACCGCAACCGGAAGATCCAGGTATGGAGAATGCTAAGGCTTTACAGATGATGAAACTTCAAGCGTTTCCTGGTCAGGCCCACGAAGCACACATCAATGCTCACAGAGCGTTTATGAGTTCCTTTTTAGTTGCTAATAACCCTCCTACAATGGGTGTCTTGCAATCTCATATATCAGAACATATATCATTAATGGCAAGAGAAGAGATTGAAGCAAAGAATGCTCCACTTATGGAAGAACAAGCAGCACAATTCGGTGGTCAACTACCTCCAGAGTTAATGCAGCAGTTCCAAATGCAGAATGAGAAGGAAATTGCAGAGAAAATTACTGAAATGACTAACGATATGGTTGCTGAAGAGCAAGACTTTATGAATAGAAAAGATGAAGACCCTCTTATTGACCTAAAACAACAAGAAATTAACTTAAGAGCACAAGAAATTGACCAAAATAGACAATTAGCAGAGCAAAAAATACAATTAGACGTTGCAAAGCTAGGTTTTGAGGGAGAAAAACTAGAACAAAAGGATCAAGCAGAACAAGAGAAGCTAAAAAGTGAAGAAGATATGGCAATGTTGCGTTCTGAAACTGCTTTAGCAGGGAAAAGAGGTTAAAATGGCTGGTTTATCTAATGCATTAATAAAAAAACTTAAAAAAAAATATAAAACACGTAGAGGCTTTGCGGTAGAAGATACGCCAGGTAACATCAGAAAACAAATGAAGACTGGAACCTCCGTATCTAAGTATGCTGACGGTGGTATTATATCTAAGAAAAAAACACTTAAGAAAAAAGCAGGTAAAAAATCAAAAGGTAAATAAATGATAAAGAAAACTATGATTGAACAGCAATCGGCATTAGATGAAGTAGATGAGTTTATTGAACAATACGTAGGAGATCCTTTATTACTTAGCGCTGCTTTAATTGTAGCTGCTAAGAAAATTTATCAGGATAATTTAGGTGTGAAAGAAACAAAAACAATGTTAGAATTATTTGCAAATGATGCAGAAGTGTCATATTCAAGAGTAACTGTTCATTAGAGGAGGAACTGATATGTGTGAATGTTGTGATGGTCAGTGTTTAGGAAGGTAAGTAAAATGAAACTATTAAAAGATATTTGGGGATGGATTAAAGAATGGAATGACTGGGGTATGTCAGACTGGATTAAAGCCGGTGTTGTCGCTGTAGTCGTTGTAGTAATCTTATCAAAGATACTTAGTTAATGTTATCTCTTTTATTAAAACCATTGATGGGCGTTGCTAGCAGCGCCGTCAGTGGATACATAGAAACTAAAAAAGCTAAGACAGAATTAAAACTTACAACTATAAAAGCAACTCAGAAATTAAAAGAAGATCAAATCGCAGGTAAAGTTGCTTGGGAAGCATCTGCAGTAGACCAAATGAAAGGGTCGTGGAAAGACGAGGTAAGTTTAATAGTTTTACTTTTACCTGCCGTATTAGTATTCACACCTTGGCAAGAACATATTCATAAAGGCTTTCTCGCCTTACAAGATTTACCATCGTATTATCACAATTTATTATATATTGCGATTTCTGCAAGTTTTGGTATTAAGGGAGCACAAGGAGCTGCAAAGCTGTTTAAAAAATAATGGATAGTATATATTTAGCGGACAAAATGTTTCGTTTAATTAGAACTAGACAAAAACAAATTACTGATATAATAATTAGTAATCAAGTCAAGGACTGGAATGATTATCAAAATCATTTAGGTCAACTTGATACATTAAATTACTTAGAACAGGAACTCTCGGACCTGCTAAAAAAGAAACAGGAGCAAAATGACTAACTTAATACTACCAGAGCACGTTGCTAAAAGACGTGCGAAAGAAAAAGCCGAACAAGAAGAAGTCTTAGAAAAATCAAAATTACCCGTACCAACAGGATGGCGTATTTTAGTATTACCTTACAAAGTTAAAAGTAAAACTAAAGGCGGTATTTTATTATCAGATAAAACTGTAGAAGATAGTCAGATTGCAACTAACGTAGGTTTAGTTATGGCTGTTGGACCAGATGCTTATGATGATAAAATTAAATATCCAAACGGACCTTGGTGCAAAGAAAAAGATTGGGTGATTTTTGCCCGATACGCTGGTTCTCGTCTTAATATAGATGGAGGAGAATTGCGCATACTTAATGATGATGAAATACTAGGGACAGTAAATAGTCCGGAAGATATTTTATCAGCAATAACTCACTAACATGGAAGGATTACCATGCAACAACCGCAAACACAAATAGAAACCAATAAAGCAGACCCTATGGTAGAATTAGATATCGGAGGAGACTCTGTTGACGTTGAATTAAAAGATAAAGAAAATGTTTCTAAAGTTGAAGAAACAAAATCAGAAGCAATTGAAGTAAAAGAAAGCACTGAAGCTAAAGAAGAAGTAAAAGACGAAAGAGAAGAATATAGTGAAGGTGTTAAAAAAAGAATTGATCGTTTAACTTATAAAATTCGTGAAGCAGAACGAAGAGAACAAGCGGCAGTTCAATTTGCTCAAAAGATTAAAGAAGAAAAAGATTCTCTTGAAGGTAAATTTAAAGAATTAGATGACGGATACGTTAATGAGTTTACAGGAAGAGTACAATCTCAATTAGAATCAGCAAAAAACAATTTAAAAAATGCTGTAGCTAAAGGAGATATTGATGCTCAAGTAAGTGCTAATCAGCTTCTTGCTAAGTTAGCAATTGAAGAAGAACGTATTAAAGCTACTGAAGTACAAAGAAAAGCCACCGCTGATCAAGCAGATAACGCTGGACAAGTAGTGCAACAACCTGTACAAAATAATGTAGCGACACCGAAACCAGATCCTCGTGCTGAAGCTTGGGCTGAAAAGAACGAATGGTTTGGTAAAGATGAAACAATGACTTATGCTTCATTCGGTATCCACAAAAAACTTGTCGAACAAGAAGGATATGATCCTACTTCAGACGAGTATTATGATGAAGTTGATAAACGCATCAGAACAGAATTCCCTCACAAATTTAACGATGGTGGGGAAGTCCAGGGAAGCAACAAACCCGTTCAGACTGTTGCATCCGCTACTAGGACCTCAAGAACTGGACGCAAAACTGTTAGACTCACACCCTCTCAGGTAGCAATAGCAAAAAAACTAGGTGTGCCACTAGAAGAATATGCGAAATACGTGAAGGAGTAATGCATATGAATGATATAACAAAAGAAACAAACAATAAGACTCCACGCGCTGCTCAATCCAGAGAACAAACGACTCGAAGGAAACCTTGGGCACCCCCGTCATCACTTGATGCACCGCCTGCACCAGATGGGTATAAACACAGATGGATAAGAGCCGAAACTTTAGGGCAAGAAGATAACAAAAATCTTTCTGCTCGATTAAGAGAAGGCTTTGAACTTGTAAGAGCAGATGCTCATTCAGATTCATATCCAACTATACAGGAAGGCAAATATAAAGGTGTAATAGGAGTTGGTGGTTTAATACTAGCTAAGATTCCAGAAGAAATCGTAGCAGAGCGTAAAGCTTATTTCGAACAACAAACACGAGATAAGGAAGCAGCTTTAGAAAACGATCTTTTAAGGGAACAACACCCTAGTATGCCAATCAGTAAACCTGAAAGGCAAAGTCGTGTAACCTTCGGTGGTAACAGAAAAGACGATTAAATTTTTTCTGCCATCGGATTAACTATATAAATGGAGACATAACAAGATGGCAAATAAAGACGCAGCTTTCGGTTTTAAACCGGTAAGACATCTTAGTGGTGGGGAAGTAAGAACAAACGAATACAAAATTGCAGCGAATTACGGCACATCGATCTATCAAGGTCAAGCTGTTCTTGCCGTGACTGCTGGTGGTATTGAAGCCGCAGCAGCAGGTAACGTAATTTTAGGTATTTTTGGTGGATGTTTTTTCACACACCCTACTACTGGTAAACCAACATTTAGCAATCATTATCCAGCAAGCACAAATGCTTCTGATATTGTTGCATTTGTGTACGACGATCCAAGAATCGTCTTCGAAGTCCAACATGATGGAACTGGTACAGAAGCTATGAACTTTGGTGGTTTTGACCTAGTCAATACAGGTGGAAGTGACCTTTCTGGCAGATCAACTCAAGAGTTAGATACTTCTACAGTAACAACATCTGGACAATTTAAACAAATTGGTATTTCTAAGGATCCAAGCAACAGTGATACAGGGGCCGCAAACGCTAACGTTTACGTTATACCTAACACTGGTGAGCATTCTTATTTATTAACCACAGCATTAGCGTAATAGGAGAATAACATGGCAATATCTAGATCACAATTGGTCAAAGAACTTGAACCAGGCCTTAACGCTTTGTTTGGGTTAGAGTATGACCGATATGAAAACCAGCACACAGAAATTTTTGATACAGAAACTTCTGATCGTGCATTTGAAGAAGAAGTAATGCTTTCCGGTTTCGGTTCAGCACAGGTAAAACCAGAAGGCGGATCAGTTAATTTTGATGACGCTACTGAGTCTTTCACTGCTCGCTATACACACGAAACTGTAGCATTAGCTTTTGCAATTACTGAGGAAGCCGTAGAGGATAACCTTTATGACAAAATCAGTTCTCGTTACACTAAGGCACTAGCCCGTTCAATGAGTAACGCCAAGCAAGTTAAAGCAGCTAACGTATTAAACAATGCGTTTAACAGCAGCTTTACAGGTGGTGATGGTAAGGAGCTTTGTGCTACTGACCACCCTACAACTGGCGGAACTGTATCGAATGAGTTAGCTGTTGCAGCTGATCTTAACGAGACATCTCTTGAGCAAGCATTAATTGACATTGCTGGAATTACTGATGACAGGGGCTTAAAAGTCGCTCTTAACGGTAGTAAATTAATTATTCCAGTTAATCTTCAATTCACTGCTGAAAGACTTATGAAGTCTAATCAAAGAGTAGGAACTTCAGATAACGATATCAACGCAGTTGGAAGCATGGGAATGATTCCACAAGGTTACGTAGTGAATAACTACTTAACTGATACAGACGCGTTCTTTATCAAGACTGATGCACCTAACGGGTTAAAGCACTTTCAAAGAGCAGCCATCCAAACTAAAATGGAAGGCGACTTTGAAACAGGCAACGTGAAATACAAAGCTAGAGAGAGATATTCATTTGGATTCTCAGACTTTAGAGGTATTTTCGGTTCCCCTGGAGCATAATAAACTTTAATATGGGGGCTTCGGCCCCCATACAAAACTAGGAAAACTAATATACTGACTGCCCTAGCAGACGACGTAGAGACAGTATATAAATAACTACGAGGTAAATAAAAATGTCTAATTCAACTTTCAGCGGTCCAGTAAGATCGGAAGCTGGTCATAAGGTAGTAACTAAAAATACAAGTACAGGTGCAGTTTCAGAACATGCAACTTTAAATAGTGTAGCAACTGGTGATGTGTCAGCTAACTCAGCGGGTTCACTTTTGTTAAACGCAGCAGCTACTAACACTTCAACTTTACAAACGTATCAAGCAACTATCACTATAGCTAATGGTGCAACAACTGGTAAAGAGGCAGCAATAGGTATGCCCGCAAACTTTATTCCAATGTGTGTTGCTCTTAACGTAGTTACAGCATCAACAAATAATGTTAACTTAGTTGACATTGGAGATGATGGAAATACAGATTCATATACAGACGGTATTGCAGTAGCAGTAAATGCAACTGGATTTAAAGGTGTGTTTGGATGTAATGGTGTTAGAGGTATTACAGGATTAACAGGTGCAACTACAACTGCTGACGAAGTAGAAGTAGTAGTAAGTGGAGATCCAGGTAGTGCTACTGTAATCAGACTAACTTTTGTTGGTTTGGTACTAGCATAAATTAATTTTTAGTGGGGCTTCGGCCCCACTGTTTCTTGATTAAGGAGGGAAACAAATGGCAGATACAGTAACAGGACCAACAATCCTACAACAAAACGACAATCGCGTCGTAATCAAAATAGTTAATCAATCAGATGGAGCAGGTAGTACAACCGTATTTGGTGATGTATCAGCATTAACTGCTAGACAAGACGGAACTGCTGTAGCACATCTAGGATTACTGAGAGTTTGGTTTTCATGTCAAGGCGGAGA